CACTGAGCAAGAACTCCGAGAGTTTGCTGCCTGTGCAGATCCTGTGACTGGTCCGCTGTACTTTTTGGATCACTTTTTTTTCATCCAGCATCCCACACGCGGCAAGATGGTGTACCATCCGTTTGAATATCAGAAACGTCTGATTGAAACCTATCACAACTACCGTTACTCAATAAGTCTAATGCCCAGACAAACAGGCAAGTCTACATCGGCTGCTGGCTACTTGTTGTGGTATGCAATGTTTGTTCCTGACTCAACAATTCTTGTTGCTGCACACAAATACACAGGTGCGCAGGAGATCATGCAACGCATACGTTATGCATACGAACTGTGTCCCAATCATATCAGAGCAGGTGCCACCAGTTACAACAAAAACAGTCTAGAGTTTGAAAACGGAAGCCGTATTGTGGCACAAACCACAACAGAAACAACTGGCCGGGGTATGAGTATTTCACTCCTGTACGCTGACGAATTTGCGTTTGTGCGACCCACCATTGCTCGAGAGTTTTGGACTTCTATTAGTCCCACACTGGCCACAGGTGGTAAGGCCATTATCACATCAACCCCAAACTCGGACGAAGATCAATTTGCGTTCTTGTGGAAAGGTGCCAACAAAACGGAAGACGAGCATGGCAATACCACAGAATTGGGCATCAACGGATTCCGTGCATTTAGAAGCAACTGGCGTGAACATCCTGACAGAGACGAAAAGTGGGGATCGGAGCAGTTAGCACAGCTGGGCGAAGATCGATTCCGCAGAGAAATGGAATGTGAATTTGTTATAAATGATGAAACATTGATTGCTCCTACCAAGTTACTGGATCTAGAAGGGGTAGAGCCTGTGAGACGCACAGGACAGGTACGTTGGTATAAAAAACCCAACAAAGACAAGATCTATATTGTGGCACTAGACCCCAGCTTGGGCACCGGCGGCGATCCCAGTGCCATACAGGTTTTTGAAGCAGATACCACAGAACAAATAGCTGAGTGGCGACACAACAAAACAGACATCCCCACACAAGTCAAACTGTTGGCAGACATTGTGAATGAACTGTACGACATCACCAAAGACGACAAAAAGATCTATTACTCAGTGGAAAACAACACCATTGGTGAAGCTGCTTTGATCAGCATAAACGAATTTGGAGAAGAGAACATTCGGGGCTACTTTCTCAGCGACAATTCGGTAACAGGCACAACAGGGCGTAGATTTCGCAAGGGGTTCAACACCACAAACAAGGCCAAACTTACGGCCTGCAACAAGTTCAAAATTCTTGTGGAATCAGGGCGCATGCGGCTGCACAGCAGACCCTTGATCTCAGAACTCAAAACTTTTGTTGCATCAGGCGGTAGTTATGCTGCTAAACCAGGTGAAACAGATGATCTTGTGATGAGTTCACTGCTGGCCGTGCGCATGCTCATGCTATTGCAGACTTATCATGCTGAATTGGACACACACATGAAAGACCACGGGGACAATGTGATAGAACCCATGCCATTCATATCAATGCTACGCTAAATACACAACTATGACAATGGAAGCATTACCTCAAGATTTGGCAGATTTCTTGGTTACCAAGAACTTTGATCCAGAATACTTTGACGCCCAAGGACAACCTGCCGAAGCAGGCGACGCCAAAACCATGAAATTTGACTATGTGTCTGCGTCGGGCAAAAACTATGGCACAGCAGTTGTGGTGATTGCCAACAATGAACTCAGCTTGTTTTATGGTGACAATCTTGGCCGGGGTATGGAACCCGAAGACAAACAAGAATGGTTTGACTTTTTGGAACAGCTGAGCAATCAAGCCACCAGTCATTCAGCCACCTGGGCTCCCCAAGAAATCAACAAACTCAAACACACTCTGGCTGGTATTGCTGCCATCAAAGAAGGTTTGTTTGAAGGCTATTACGGCAATCGCCGAGTCAGCTACATGGGCGAGCAAACTCAAGCTCGCTTGGTAATCCAACACAACCGCCCAATGAGCGAAGCCGACAAGCGTTATCGCTATGTGGAAAGTTTGTTTATTGAAACAGCCGACCAAGAACGTTTCAGACTGCCGTTCAAGAGTCTAAGTGGCGGCAGAGCCATGTTGGAACATGTGCGCTCGGGTGGTCGCCCGTATGATGTGCGTGGCAATCATATCTCAGAAATCATTGGTGAAATGGCTGTGCTCAGTCGGTTTAATCGTGCGCAACAACGTCGTGTGTACGAAGGCGTCACACAAGAGCTGGTGGAAAGCGCACGACAGTACTATCACAACCTGCAAGAAACCATGAAACGTCTTGGCAGCTCACGTGGCTATCAAGCATATTTTGAAACCTGGGCTCCTGATCAAACAGGTGAAGCCGAAGCCCTGGTAGAAAATCTACGCGACCTGTTTGTGGAACAGACTCTGGACGCTAGAATTGAAGCTGCCTTGCCCACACTGGCCAAGATACAACAACAAGGAAACAACATGAAAGAAGCACAAATATTTGAAGCCTGGGTGAACCAGTTGAGCGAAGGCACCTGGGCCTTGCCAGACACTCCCGAATCACAGGAAAAACTCAACCAGCTGATGGCCAATGAATTGATCGTTGGACCTGATGCCACCAACGCCACCGAGCTGTTGTATGACTTGGTAGGTGACGACGAGCTGTTCGACATTCTCAACGACTTGGCCGACAAGAGTCAAGGCCGTGCCAACTGCTGGGATGACTCAGATGTGCAACGCAGACTGGCTGAATTGGGAATCCAAACTCCTCAAAGCACTCAGGCTCAACCGGCCAATGTGCCACAAGACACCGCTCCAGAGGTAAAAGAAGACAGAGATCACAGTCCAGTGGCCAGTGCCATTACTCGTAGAATCATAACACAACATCCAGAAGTATTGGCAAAATATGGTCCTGCTGTGGTAAGTCTAGAAATTGACGATGTGGCAGACTTTGTGGGCGATGTTGATGAAATTGGGTCAAGTGATGTGAGTGGATGGGTAAGCCAAGTCATACGTAATCTAGGTAGATTTGCCCCAGTACCAGAAAAACGCATGGCCGAAGGCGACAACACAGCAACATTTGTAGAAGACGCTGAATTGGCCGAAATGCTGAAATATGCTGGCGTGCCCATTCGAGAAAATGTTCTAACCGATTCCACAGGCAGCACATTGGAACATATCAAAGACACATTCCGTCGTGATGTCAAAGACTTCTCCCAGTCTGGTGAAATGAGCGATGCCCTGTATGATGCCTTGTATGACTATTACTTTGATGACATGCCCTATGGCACAAAAAAAGCCAGAGATGGCGATCCTTATGAATGGATCAGCGATCGTTTTGCACAAGACATTGGCATTGAAGAAACCCTTATTGCTCCTGTGATTGAACCTGTGGCTGAGTGCAACTACACCATGGAAGGTGAATACTGTCCGGCACATGGTCTGGCTGAATGTGGCACCCCGGCCATGGGTGGTGCGGTGGGCATGCCCTACAGCATGGGTGAAGCACAGGCACCACAGGATCCAATCAACTCAAACTCAGCCATGACCGGTTCATACTATGAAGGCAAAGAAACCCAAACTCAAGAAGGTGATGCGCTTTTGGCAAGAATAAAATCACTGGCTTTGCTCAGATGATATAAATACACTTGACACGTAGGCAACAAGCGCATATACTACTACAGTGTTTGCGCTTTTTTGTTTGTGAGTCACAGGCAACAAAGATCTAAACATTTAGATAGGCAACATAACATAGGCAACTTATCAAGGAGAAAAACTATGGCATCTTTAGCAGAAATTCGAGCACGACTACAGGCAGCAGAAAGCAACAAAGGCGGCAGCCAAACAGGTGGGGACAATTCAATTTATCCACACTGGAACATGGAAGAAGGCCAATCGGCCACACTGCGTTTCCTTCCAGACGCAAATACCAAAAACACATTTTTCTGGCAGGAACGAGCAATGATTCGTTTGCCTTTTGCTGGCATCAAGGGCGAAGGCGACAGTAAACAAGTGTACGTGCAAGTGCCTTGTGTGGAAATGTGGAACGAGGCCTGCCCAATCTTGGCAGAAGTTCGCACTTGGTTCAAGGACAAGAGCCTTGAAGAAATGGGTCGCAAATACTGGAAAAAACGCAGTTATATTTTCCAAGGCTTTGTGCGTGAGAATCCACTCAGCGAAGACAAGACTCCGGAAAATCCCATCCGACGTTTCATCATCGGACCACAAATTTTCACCATCATCAAAGGTGCGCTGATGGATCCCGAACTGGAAGAATTGCCCACAGACGTGTTACGTGGCCTGGACTTCCGTGTAACCAAAACTGCCAAGGGCGGCTTTGCTGACTACAACACTTCAAAGTGGGCACGTAAAGAGTCTGCACTGACCGAAGCTGAACAGGCTGCTATTGCGGCACACGGCTTGTATGATTTGAGCACATTTTTGCCCAAGAAGCCCGGCGATGTTGAGTTGAAGGTGATCAAAGAGATGTTTGAGGCCTCAGTGGATGGACAACCGTACGACACAGAACGTTGGGGTCAGTACTTCCGTCCTGCAGGTGTGCAAGCACCTGGTGGCACCGGAGCCGCACATGCAGATGAGGATGCACCTGCTCCAGCAGCCCGGCCTGCACCCAAAGTGGCAGTACCTGCTCCGGCACCTGCTGACAGCTTTGACGAAGACGATGTCCCTGCGGCAGCCGCACCAGTGGCTCGACCTGCAGAAGGCAGCAAGAATGCCCAGGATATCCTGGCCATGATTCGTAGCCGTCAAGCCAAGTAGTAGAACAATTGACTGCTGGCCTGGCCAGCAGTCAATTTGAGTTGATCCAATTGATGAAATCAAACAATCGTACCGTTATTGTCAGTGGGTCCAGTCTTACGGATACCACTGCTTGGCCCACCTGGGCCACTTGGGTTGACTTCAGGTACAAACCTGCACAGTTGATCAATTGCGGCACCAAAGGAATTGGCAACGAGTTAATAATTTTAAAAGCCATACAACAAGCAAAAAAACACACCAATCCACTGTTGATAGTGCAACTGACCAATGTTGACAAATGGGACTGGTATGTGGAAAACAATGATTTGGCACAGTTGATATCTCATGAAAAACACCCACTGGTCAAACTTGACCCAACAGACCAACAGGGTTTTTGGTCAACTGGTTCGCACTTTCCCTTATGGAAAGAGCATTATCGAAATAACTATTTCAGCATGGAATATCATGCTTATAGAACAGTTCAGTTGATATCATGGTTTCAGCTGTTGTGTCAACAACAACAGTGGGAATACTATATAATTTTTGACAGTCCCATACTGTCGGTAACCGAAAGTTATCTCAATACTGGCAATCTAACCACCGAAGAATGTTATTCTACTTGTTTGATAGACAACACAATTTGCAAAGTGCTATTTGATTTAGTTGACTGCAACAATATTTACTTGCCGGGCATTATTGGATATGCCCACTTGAATGGGCATCCGTGGTGGACTCAAAAGAACAAATGCCATCCAGGCAGTCTAGTGCATTGGCACTACACAACGGAAATTATGTGTCCTGTGCTGGATCAATATCTTGAACCCTGCCAAGACTTGGCATTGGCTGCCGATGAGGCTCGGGTATTTCAGCGGTTGTTTGGCAAGGTATGATTGTTCAGACAGCACCAGACTGCTACGATCTACAAGATCATCTTGGCGGGTTCTCAACTGACCTTGCCAACCAATTGATTGAATCTTTGCCCTGCCGATCAATAGATGTAGCTACCGAATATGTGGTGTCGGACGAAATCAGACAAAAGTATCCGCACATCAAGTTCTCCTTCAACATTGACAAAAAAGCACACATATTCAATAAATTGTTGGACTATAAAGTGCATCCCGAACCAACATTTCAAAATTTTGTTTGCAGCTTTAATGGTTCCCCTCATGTGAGTCGAAAACTTTTGGTAGCAATACTGCATCGATTTGGTTATTTTGATCCTGAGTATTCAAGTAAAAATTTTGTGTTTACTGCAGATGACCTTGACGGCCATGTGCAGGATTACACACAAAATCAATCGCAGTTTTATCGTAAGTTTTTCATCGCACACAACAGTGTTGATTTTTTTGAAACTGTTTATAGTTTTGGCCATGTGAGATTTGATCATGGATCCAACATCTATAACCTTGAAAAACAATTGACCCAAAGTTTTTTGCATGTGGCCAGCGAAACCATGGCCACCAGTTACTATCCGTTTGTGACTGAAAAGTTTTTGTACAGCGTGGTCACAAGAGGATTGTTTTTGTCATATGCTCAACCAGGATGGCATGACCATTTGCAAAAATATTATGGATTTAGACTGTACAACAACTTGTTTGATTACAGGTTTGACACAATTCAAGACCCTGTTGAACGACTGGTAGAACTTGTGTCAATGATATCAAAATTTAGTGTGCTGTCATCTGATGATTGGAAAGATTTGTATGCCCTAGAACAAGACTCAATTGAGTACAATCACAATCATTATTTCACCGGCAACTACTTGAAAAATCTCAGGATGCATGTATGACAGAATTAGTTATTAAAGGACACAACAATTCACTGAGTTATCCTCTGCAGGTCACTGTAGACATCAACAACACGATCTTGGAATACTTGCCAGACAGCATGGATTTTCGATATAAATTTGACTGCGACTCCAGTCAATTGATGCACCACCAGATAAAAATCTCAGTGTCCGGGAAACAACAACAACTAAAAAAAATATCGTTAGACAATGTGGACCAGCATGAAGACATTATTTCTGCTGCGTTTGTGATTGACCAAATCACAATTGATGGCTTTGATGTAATGCCAATTTTGAACAATACAGCTAGATACAACTATCATCATCCTAACAACAATGAAAAGATCCAAGAATTTTTTACTACACATTTGGGGTATGACGGATATCAACAGTTTGAACTGGTCACTCCTATCTGGGCCTGGTTTACCATTGAGAATGAATTTTGATAGTTCTGTTTTTTTTAAGTGTACTGGTTAAGGGGCGTACAGGATTGTCTTGTCGGCAAAACTTGCATTGATCAATGTAGGTTTGAAAATTGTCTAGTACATCTTGAGATGTCACACAGTCAGCAGTCAAGGGCTCATAGTCTGACAATAATTTTGGAATTGGCTGTTTGTATTGACGTAAAAAAGTCTGGGCAGTGGCCATAAACCCGCATTTGTAAAGTTTGCCGTCAATCATGTGATGACAGTTTTTGATATTGCAATTTTTATGAGCCAATTTGGGATCGCTATCATGCAAGGTAAAACTGTTGTCTTGAAAAGGGCTTGCTTGAAAATGCTCACTGTTTTTTAATATAATTTTTACTCCCATATGGGAAACCAACTCCAATTGATTTCTGAACTTGTTATTTTTTTGTATTGGCAGTAGTTCGCACACACCAAATGTTTTTAAAATTTGTTCACAGATCAAAGGTCTCAGTGATTGACTATGGATGGATATACTAATGGTATACTTGTGCCGGGCGGCCATTTGGTGTAGACCTTTGACTTGACTTAGGTAAGTACCATTGGTTACCAGATGTCGATCTTGTACGTTTGGCCACAGTTCGGCCAGACCCTCCATCCAGTCAAACAATTCAGGATGCAAAGTAGGCTCGCCGCCCATGATGGTATACTTGTTTAGATCAAGTAACTTGGTCCAGGGTTCTATTTGGTTGGCATTGAATTTATAGCGCCCTTTGAGGTCAAAATTATTAAAAGTTCTACAATCCGAACAGGTAAGATTGCAAACATTGGTGATATAAAACTCAATATGGTGTAACAAATATTTGGACATATATCTATTTACTTCCGTCTTTTTTTCGTATATAATTATAGTCACTGAAAGGATAAATCATGGCAAAACCGTTTGACGTAAGCAAGTTCCGCAAGGAAATCACCAAAAGCATTGATGGACTCAGCATCGGCTTTAACGATCCAACAGATTGGATCTCCACAGGCAATTTTGCCTTGAACTACTTGATCTCAGGAGATTTTCATCGTGGCATTCCTCTGGGCAAGGTCACAGTGTTTGCTGGAGACTCTGGCGCAGGCAAAAGTTATATCTGTTCAGGCAACATTGTGAAGAACGCACAAGAGCAAGGCATCTTTGTGGTGCTGATTGATTCAGAAAACGCACTGGACGAAAACTGGCTCAAGGCCTTGGGTGTAGACACCAGTGAAAGCAAACTGTTGAAGTTGAGCATGGCCATGATCGACGATGTGGCCAAAACCATCTCCACATTCATGAGTGACTACAAAGCCTTGCCCGAAGGTGAACGACCCAAGGTCATGTTTGTGATTGACTCATTGGGCATGTTGTTGACTCCCACAGACGTGAACCAGTTTGATGCAGGCGAAATGAAGGGCGACTTGGGCCGCAAACCCAAAGCACTCACTGCACTGGTGCGTAACTGTGTGAACATGTTTGGCAGTTACAATGTGGGCTTGGTATGTACCAATCATACCTATGCCAGCCAAGACATGTTTGATCCTGATGACAAGATTTCTGGTGGTCAAGGCTTTATCTATGCTTCAAGTATTGTGGTTGCAATGAAGAAAATGAAGTTGAAAGAAGACGAAGACGGCAACAAGGTAAGTGATGTCAACGGCATTCGTGCAGGCTGCAAAGTTATGAAAACACGCTATGCCAAACCCTTTGAAGGGGTGCAAGTAAAAATTCCTTACACAACAGGCATGAGCCCTTACTCAGGACTGACTGATTTGATTGAGAAAAAAGAAATGCTCAAGCGTGAAGGCAACAGCCTGGTGTTTACCACAAGTGATGGCGAAATTATCAAGAAGTTTCGCAAAGCCTGGGAAAAGAACGATGATGGATGCTTGGATCGTGTGATGGCAGACTTTGCAAATCAAAAAACACCAGAAGTTGTCTCAGAAACTGAACAATGAAAATATTAATACTTGGCGACAGTTTTGCCGCTGATTGGTCATGCAAATATCAAGATTATCCGGGATGGCCAGAACTGTTGGCTGGTGATTTTCATGTGACCAACCATGCACAGGCCGGGGTCGGTGAGTACAAAATTTTGTGTCAACTGCAACAAGTGCCTGATCTAGATCAATACGAAATTGTAATTGTGAGTCATACCAGTCCGTATCGTGTGCATACACCACTGCATCCGGTACATGCTCGAGATCAATTGCATGGCAATGCTGACTTGATTTTTACAGATTGCGAATACCACGGATCCCGTGTTCAACACTGGTTCAACCAGTCTCTTGGATCGGCCATTGGATACTTTAAATACCACTTTGATCAGAGCTATTACAAAACGATTTATAAATTGCTACGGTCAGAAATAAACAACATTTTAAAAAATTCACATGTGATTGTGGTCAACAATCTACCAGAGAATTTAGAGTTTGTGGCAGAAGCCAACGTACTTGATTTTGTTAAATTATGGAAAGAACACCCAGGAAAAATAAATCATTATAGCCAGGTTGGCAACAAAGAAATATATAACACTATCAAGCAAACTATCAATCAGATTTACAGGAAGGACTGACAATGTCAACAGAAGTAGCAAGCGAAATTTGGGGCGAACTAAAACGATACATCAATGTGGTTGATAGAATGGAAGCCGCCGAGAGCGTGGTAGCCATCTTGATCGATCATGATCACACAGTGGACGATATTTTGAATAATTTCAAAGGTGATGCAGATATCAAAAAAGCCATGACCATATATCTAGA